AGGGCCTGATCGTCGTCCGCACCCTCGTACTTGGACCACACGAGGTCCTCGTCGTCGACCGTCTCCCACGAGTCCGAGTCGGAACCATCCTCATCAAAATCAGGGTCAGAATCGGTGCCCGATTCCTCATAAATCTCAGGAAACAAAGACCCTATCTGGCGCCCAGTGACGTACCGGGCGGAGTACATCATCCCAATTCTCATATCCTCCTGGAGAACCACGTCGCGGCCGCACGCCTTTGCGTAGTGTGCGGCCATGACGGTTGCTGATTCCATGACTGGCCTGAAGATGTCGAGAGCCGAATTGAGAATGGCCGACGTGTCCAAGTCTCCGTCGCCTGTCTTCATCATCACTGGAATTTCAGAGTAAAATTAGAAACAAAAATAGTCGCGCGATCCTCGGTTACTGAAAATTAGAAAACAAAATTGTCGCTTTCCCGTTGGCAACCTCGAGGAAATTGTAGTTTACAGCATAGACTCTGATGTTTCTAGCTGACGCACTGGAGTTCAAATTCAATTTTAAAATTTGATTCTGAATTCGAGAAAGGTTCACACCGCCTGACGGCCTCGTGGACTCTGGATCTAGGCTGAAAGAGTACATGTAGAAGTAGTACGAGGGAACGCGCGTGTGAAACTCTAAACCTTGAATGACCCTGAGAAACAGTGGGGTGCCCACGTCGGTCGATATGCGTTCCGTAGAGTTGAAGAAGAGCTCGAGGCTGCTAATTTGCTGGACGTTTGAAGTGTTGTCGGCTAAAAAGTCGTACGCAAGAGCCGTTTCGTTTTGAATAACAAAATAGAGTTCCTTGACGATGTTTGAAAATCCCATGTTGCATCGGACGGACGTGGCTCCCAGAGGCGCGAAGAACTCGGACAGTTGAACCTGCTGCAAAAGGTGAATTTGCGGGGTTTTGCGGATGTATTCAATCTCTTTCTGCCCAAGATACGTATTCTCGACGTGGATATAGATCTGGATAGGATCTGTGATGTCTACTGGAGGTATAGTGAACGTGTTTGAAGGTTTGGTGACAATCCTGAAAATTACGGGTTCATTGAATGCACACAATGGGATTCCCCTTTTAAGGATTGAAAAAGGGAGTGGAATTGTGTAATTAGACGCCGCGACCTGCGTCCCCTTGCCGAACAGTCCCTCGAGTGCCGGTTGTTTACCCTGTGGAACTTCAATGTCGTATTTCATGGCAATAAACTCTCCATAAATTCTCTCAATCAACATGGAACCTATATAAATCTCCACGTGTTCGATGAAAAGGGTCCCGACGGACTCTTCAACTTGAACATTCAATAGACTTGGCGGGAAGAAAACTTTGAGGTACATTTCCGTGATGAGATCCCCCGACCGCGGAAGGGTCAAGAAATTCTCGCCGCCGAGAACGAGCAGGTTATCATCGAACTGAACTTTGTCGACTCGGGATGCGTAGAGACTCGACCCTTCATATTTCTCTTTAAAATACGTAACCTCTGGATCCATGCTCAATGCGATATCCTCCTGACCTAAAAAGGCCAAACTGGCACGTGAGGCCATTCCTAATAAGTTCAGAGAAAAAACAAGGGCACCACAGGCGCCGTTTACGAGCCGCAGACGGGCAGCCATCACAAGTCCTTCGGACTCGGTCTCTAAGTGTTGAACCTGATTCCCCCGAGTCCGTCTGAAATCTGGAGAATATTGTAATTCACCGCCATTACCCTAAGTTCTTTAGCGGGGAGGAATTCCTGTCCTCCACAGTTGAGGGTCAGAAGAACCTGCTTAATTCGACTGAAATTGATCTGTCCATGCGGCTTTGGAGACGAGGTGTTGCCGGTAAAGGCATACATGAAAAAATCGCGTTGAGGAAAGTTGGGGTAGTGATTGAACGGTTCTATATCGCCCGTATAAAGAGTATCCGTCGTGTCCGGTGTGAAAATCTCCTGGCCGTTGAAGCTGAGACCAAAACTCAGGACGGCGTTGTTCGAGTAGTCATATGGTTTCTGACTTGTGGGTTGGACCACGAAGAAAAGCTCGCGCACGGGATTCTTAAAGTCCAGATTGAACACGGCATTTTGAAAGCCTTGTAGGAGGCCTATTGTCTGATATTGACACTGTGTAATCATATATTCTAGTCGGGCATTCTGGAACCAACGAATTTCTGGGTCTGATAGGTACACGTAATCTGTGATGATGGTGGCTCCCAGTGTGGGATTGGTGATCTGAATTGAAGTAAGTTCTTCGAATTTCCTGAACGTGACGTGAACCTCCACGTCTTGTCTGCCGAGCGCCACGAGAGGCAAGTACAGCGACGGATTTCCGTTGAAATAAAAGGGCAAATTCACGTAGTAATCGCGACCAGGAGGGGCGACGGGCGTCGCATCATTCTTCCCCGTGAGGATCTGTAACCCTGGTTGATTTTCAAAAGGAACATGGAGGTCGTTCCACAACTCGATAAATTCGCCGGTAAGAGACTGAATCGTCTGACCACCAATCTTTAGTTCAGCAGTTTTGATTGCCCATGTAGCCACTGAATCGTAATACGTATACGCCAGCGACGTCGCTTGTGAGTCGGCTGGACTTGTTATGGGGTACACAGAGATGAATGTATTTGAAAATATATTAGGAGTGGTGGTGGAGCCACCGACCGTTATTGATATTTGGTATGTGTTTGCGGTGTTTGAGACGATGAGGGGAATTTGAAATGTGTATGGAGGCAATAGACCGAGACCAACCTGATAGGTCTTGGTCCCGAAAGTTACGCTGCTCACAGGATCCGCTGTACAAACCGCGCCAGTAAGCATGTAGGTTCCGGCATTGCTGAATTGGAGACCGGTCTGTGTATACGATATAAGGTTAGAGGCGCCACTGGACGTGAAATTGTCAATGAAATTGAAAGGACTCGTGATCGTAGCGACGCTTGATTTAAAGGTTAGACCGTTTTCCGGTAGAATGACTCCATCTGGAGTGGTTCCGGTGTAAACTCCTATTTTATTCACGACAAAGCAACTATTTGAAAGGATGGTGGTGATGGATGTTGTCGTGATATTCATAGTGTAGTTCCGATTAGAGTCCGCCACGGTGACCGGCATCGTGAATGCAAATGTAGGGTCGCGTCCTTGCGGCGAGAGGTCGTACATGTACTGGAGGTTGGAGCCTTCCCATAGAGCTACATTCGAGACGTACCCACTATTCAAATATATCACACCGGTTATTAGGTAGTCGCCGGTAGTTGTAAATTTTACAATTGACCCTGGATTCAGAGTCACGGACCGGTTGCTTGGCGCATAGACGTTGTTGAAGAGCTGTATCTGACACGGATTGGCGTCCATGACTATATCCGAGTTCAGCAGGTAATTATCATTCACTGGATTTATGGAAATGTATGAATTCGATTGAACTTGCGTACCCGTGCTCGTCATGTAAAAATAATAGGTGTTTGATAAGTTTGTTATGTTCATTGGAATAACAGAGGGCATGGAGGGGTCTGGGGATACGCGAAAAGTGTATATATATTCGAAATTGGGGTTAACTGGTCCTCCTCCCTCGATGGCTTCAGTCGTGCTCGAGCCGTATGAGAATGTGTGTATGGACCCGGCGCCAATGTCGACGCCAACCTTGAGAGAATATCTCCCCTTCTCTTTGAATTTTAAACGTCCTCCAGATGTTATAACGTATTTAGCAGATGGATCTTGAACCGTCCAGTAAGGTCCAGCCTGAGATGTTAAATTTAGATTGAGAAATTGATCACCAGATATATTTAATGGCTGCGTCAGGGAGGTGAAGAATCCTGTCCTGGCGTCTGCTGGGAAGGTGCCAGTCGTCTTGATCCACCCCGATTGTTCAAGTGTAAAATCGGAAGTTCGCGTCACTGTAGAAGTGAAATTTGCTGAAGAATTTGAGATTGAATTTGATACTAAATTAGAAGTGCTATTGACGGTATACACGAGATTGCCGCTTACCGGGTTTATGTTCGAATAAGCTTTCGGGTCCAATCCAAAAAACACGCCTGATGCGAGAAAATTTGAAGAGTTTTCAACCTCTATTGCGGTACAGTTGCTGAATATAAACTTGT